TGATTGTAAATATTTGCAAGTTTCTGCCGTGCCCAGAATGTTCATCTGATGCGAGTAATTTTTTAGCAAAAGTACAGCCATCTCAATTGAAAACAAAACCAGACCTCATAAATACGTTTTATTTTTTTCATAACTCGGTGAATTCAAAAAAGCGCAAGCCGCTGTTTAAGTACAGTAACTTGGGGGTCTATGGCACATATCGTTTAATCGGTGTGGTGAACAACTTTATCGCAAAATACAACACCAAGGGGAACATGAAACTAATTGCAGAATCGTTTCAAAGACAAATGATCCTTAATCAGTTTAGATCTTGGTTTGTTGGGTCAATACGAGCATTTATACCAAAGTTGGTTATTCCGCAACAGCTGCCGCCGAGTGAGCCTGTTGTTTCTGAGGAGAATGTTATAGAGCCTGTTATAGAACCTTTTGTTTCTGAGGTACCTCTTGTTTCTGAGGTTCCTGTAGTTGAAGAAGTGCCTGTTGTTTCTGAGGTTCCAGTTGTTTCTGACCCTGTAGTTGAAGAAGTGCCTGTTAAAGAACCAGTTGTTTCTGAACCTATTGCTGAGGAGCCTGTTGTTGAAGAGGTAGCTATTGTTTCTGAGGAGCCGGTTGTTTCTGAGGAACCTATTGTTTCTGAGGAGCCTATTGTTTCTGAGGAGCCTGTTGTTGAAGTGCCTGTTATCGAATCTGTACCAGTGGAACCCGATGGCATATGAATTACTAAGGCAACTCATATATCTTGTTAGTCTGGGATTTACATGGTTTAGATACTTCCTACCATCACACCATCCTTATATACCTGACATTTAAAGGTCTGTTCCTTCGGTTGATAACACATTTCCTTGTTACTGGACACCTCGTTGAAAAACAAAAACTTCGCGATTCCAGCGGCGCTCATAATGGCAACAATGATTGCACCATATCCAAGTCCGCACACTATATCCAATAACAGGGCGCTTCCGCTCGTGATGCATTTTTGACTATAAAACTTGATAAATATATCTATCGCGAAATACGTCAGCAATCCGACAAACACCCACATATTGGCTGCACCATTCATGAACATTGGAATCGACAAATACGCGATGGTAAATGCAAAAACAAATGCGCTAAATGTAGAATTTCCATACTTGCTGTATTCTACGGCAGTGCATACACCGCCATTATTTGTAGTCGGGTTACTTCCGGATAAATAATATCCGTAGTTTCTCGTAACGACACCCACCAATAGAATCACTAAATATAACAGGCCCTTGGCATTTTGAAACACAAATGACAGGCTTGTGACCCCGGCGGCGAGAATTATGGGGCTAAAAAACGTTAGCCACACTAAAATATCCTTTGGCAAAAATAGTTGTAATTGGCGACCGGGTGTAGAATTAATGTAATCTGCAGACTGCATATAATAATAACCAATAATATAATTTATTATTATGCGAACTTAAATCTTCAAGGCAGGAGATTTGTCTAAAATCAGGTCAAGTGCTTCGCTCACATGACTCACCTCGTGGAATTTAATGTCCGTTAAAACGGCATCGTTTTTATATTTCTCGTAAAATTCCTCAAAGTCCTTCTTATTTTCCTTCGGGTATATGAACTCCTTCACGCCGGCCTTGATGGACCCCAATATTTTATAATTTAATCCGCCAATTGCGGTAATATCTCCCGACATTTGAATCTCGCCTGTCATGGCCATTCTTGCCTTTATCGGGATATCATTTAATAGACTATAGAGTGCAATAGTTATGATTCCGCCCGCACTCGGCCCGTCTTTCTGTACAGATCCGTCTCCGGGATGAATATTAATACCGTATTTGTTGTTTTCGCCGTCATATAGGGTGCGTATCTGCTTCTTTCTCTCTTCAGAGGTTAGATTCCAAGCAACCGTCAACGAGACGTGCATACTTTCGCGCATCACATCTTGTTGTAGCCCGGTTAACTTCAGTTCTAAAAACTGCTCAGACGGGAAAAACTTGGCATGTATCGGCAATGTCCCTCCGTTTCCGTGCGAAGTTGCGAACATTCCGTTTGCAAACCCAACCAAACTCTCCTCCGGGACCTTACGAATAATGACCTCGCGCTTGTCCTTGAAATATTTAGTTTTAATGTCGGCGATACTTATATTGATTGGCAGTTCGTAGTCCGCGTCATTATTCTTTAATATGTCCAAGTTAATCTCACCCACAATCTCAAACATGATTTCCTTCAGCTTTCTAACGCCCGATTCTGACGTGTACTCATCAATTATAAATTTCAATACATCATCTGCAAACACAATGGTGTCTTCAAGCCCCATTTTCTTATAAACATCCGGGAGAATGTGCGTTTTACTGATCACCAACTTATCCTCCAATGTTAGACTGTTGAACTTAATCCGATGTACGCGGTCCAACAGGATTTTATCTATGGCATCAACGTCATTATATGACAAAATAAATAGCGCCTTTGACAAATCAAGGTCAATACCAGTGAAATACTTGTCCTGGAAGCAGTCATTCTGTGCGGGGTCTAATAGATGCGTCAATATCCCGACGATTTCCTTGCCATGCTCAGTGCGACTTATCTTATCCACTTCATCAATGAAAATGATCGGGTTCATGCATCGTTTATCAATAAGAATCTGAACGATAGACCCCCAAGTAGACCCAACATAAGTATAATTATGCCCATGTAGGGTGCTCCCGTTGCTATCGCCACCCATTTGAATCATTGCAAATGGCCTGCCATTACCGTTATCATCCTTCAGACAATCAGACAGACCTCGCTTTGCCATTGAAGTTTTGCCGATCCCGGGGGGGCCTTCAAACCCAAAACAGTAACCATCTTGCTCGCCATTCAGCCACTGTCCAATAATTCTCTCTATTTGTTTCTTTGCCTTATCGTGTCCATGAACCGCCTTATCAAGTGTGGACTTGACTTCGTCCATATAATCTGTGATTTGTTTCATGTTCCCGTTTATTTTTTGAACGTCCTGCTTTATTTCCACGTTTGAAAGCATGGGGTTCATATTTGCGGATCCGACAAACTCGGCATATATGTCATCAATTATATTCTTGGAATCAGCGACCGATGGGTCCTTGTATATAGTTAAAATACTATTTACATGCAAAACAAGCTCGTCCTTGGTCAAGCCGGAAATTTTGCTGCACTTCTTCTTATATTTTTTCAGAATCAAGTGTAACGCGGTTGCATTGGCCAGCAATTTTTTCTTGTCACCCACAGTCAAATAGGCACGAACCTTTTCTATTTGTTCGGCTTTGTCGCTGGACCCATTTGTGCCCTGTATCTTTTTAACATATTTCAACACCTCTATGCTCGTGTATTTTTCCTTGTTCGGTATTTCCGGGAAAACGGAACAAATGTTATGCTTCTTGCAGGTATCCCTGAATTGCGTCTTAATCTTGTCCATGACATTTAGTATCGGTTCTCTCCTGTATACATTAAAGGGTATCTTTAGCAATGCATCCAAGTATTGGCGCGCCTTGGACCCCGAATCTTCCGACTTGGCCTTTACTTCCTTCAACTTCATCATCGCCTTCTCCTTAACGGAGTCTGACGCCTTTAGTAGACAAATCTGTTGTTCAAGCGGAATCTTGTTAATGTCAAAGTTTGACAGCTCATTCGTGTATTGAATCGTCTTTTTCATTGCCTGTTTAAAGCACTGCTTGATGGACCATGGAAAACTATCAAACAATATTGTTTGCTCCTGCGTATCCACATTACCATTTGAATCATTGGAGAGAATATCATACAACAGATAAGCCAAATATTGATTCTCATAATTAGATGAGCATATTAGAAGATTTATCAGAATATTTCGCTTGGTAAACATATCCTCGGTTATAAACTCCTTTACAAGCTGCGATATTTGCTTTTGCCGCAGCACATTGTTCTGGCTTATATAACCCGCGTACCGTGCATACAAGTCTGTATCCGCCTCATAAATCAGATAATCCTTCAATATCAGCGACGAGAGAAATTTATCAAACGAATCCTTCTGAAAATTGTCGGGAGGTAAATTCGCCAACAAATTTGCCCGTTTCTGTGTAACATACTTGCTGTCCAAAAAATCAATCACAACGTCGTCCACAATACCATATATCAAGAGGCTCTTCTTTAATGCTACGTTGCGTATTAACAGTTTTATGCCAAACACCTTCATATTAAACTGTTTATAGGAGGACCCGGTATCAATGCATGTCAGGTTCCGCATTTCATCCGTAAATTCGTCGTTTTTCTTTTGCTTCGTATCGTCGGGGCGGTTAATCACTTTATAACTACTTGGGTGGAAGTACTTTTTCAGAAGGTCCAACTTCTCCTGCTCGCCATCATCTGCAGTCAGTTTGTTGTTGTTTCCAAAACAAATTAACAGGAGGTCCTCCAAACTATCAGTGCCATAGTTTTTCAACAACCCAGATAATTCGTTATTGATTACCTGCAGACTATTGATTAAGTTGTCTGTATTATTCTTATTATTTGCGACTTCGTGGATTTTTCTGTTTAGGTCCCCCAATCGGTCAATACAGGTTCCCACATCACCGATTCCTAAAATATCCAGAAATTTATTTTTTTGAACGTGGATTATTGTTTTCTGAATAACATCTTTAAAAAACCCTATCTTCTTATCGACTAAAACGGTTATGTCATTGGAGATAGTTTCCTTTTTTAAAGGAGCAATTTTGTCATTCATATTCTTATATAATATATGATATTTATATTCGCATATATAAACTCGCAAACTATTCTGCTCGGAGTGTATGCACAAGATAAATGATGTAAACCATGCCGGCATACGGAGTTTCAAGCAGAATATAATTTATTTTAATAAAAAAATTGAGTTACTAATTTTCATGTGGCCAGATGTACAACTAAATGTGCGACAGTGACACTACTACAATAAACTATAAAATGACATCTATTTCTGCAGAAGAGATGTACACGGACTCTCCGCCAACGCGGGGCGGATTTCATACACCCCCTCCACATGACGACTCGGACCAGGAGTTGGACATTGAAGTAAGCATTTTGAACGCGTCGCCTCTCGTTTATGGACAATCTATATTTCCAAATATGCAGACGAGGTCACCATCCAGAGGAGTTCCTTGCTTGATCTTCCCAGGATGTGTTGAAGTGCCGGAATTTCCTGACTTTTCGGACAATAAGGAACCCCCGGTGCGCGCCGAATTTACACTGCCAGATGGTTCCATCGTATCTGGAACAAAGTATGGAAATCGCACCTTTTGGTGCGGGACGTGTGCATTTGAAGACGGGACCTATAACGGCGATCTTGTGAACAGCATGCGCGAAGGGTTTGGGACGCTCACGCGTGCAGACGGTTCCACATATCGCGGTTATTGGGTTAATAATAAAAGGCACGGTGAAGGCGAGGAGAAGCAGTCAGATGGGACAGTGTTTGATGGCGACTGGGTAAATGACTACAAGAACGGCTGGGGGGTTACAACTTATTTAGACGGGACAGAACACAAAGGCGATTGGAGAGATGGTGTTAAAAGGGGCTGGGGTAGAATTATATACGGCGCTGGCAATGATAAGCTGAGGGGACGCGTCTATAGCGGCAACTGGCGAACAGAGGGCGACAATTTGTACGGAAAGGGAGAAATCTTGTATCCAAATGGCGACACCTATAACGGAGAGTGGCTAACCGAGGCGCGCCATGGCAGTGGAATACACAAGGCTGTCGGCGGCAATATTTATATTGGAACCTGGGAGAATGACGAGGCCGTATTGGGCGATGTAACCTACGCCGACGGCACAAAGAGCACGGGTATAAGATGGCGAAGCATTTCGCGCATGTTGCAGGCATTATAACAAAGACAAAATGAGGACAACCAAATATAAAAATAAAGACAAAAAAGACAAACAAGACAAAATCTGCCCACTCACAAATAATATATAAGCTAACATATTAAACACAAATACACATAATAAATAACTTGAAACTATGGGCATCCCAAGTTATTTTTCTTATATTGTCAAAAATCATGCAAGCATCATAAAGAAGCTGAGCTCCAATACTATCCTAGTAAACAATCTTTACTTGGATTGTAATTCTATTATTTACGATGTAGTTCACAATATTGACTTCAATAAGCTGGTTGAATCGGACGTGGAGACGATTCTTCGCGGAATTTGTTCTAAGATTGACGAATATATTCGGCAATTAAAGCCCGATAAGACTATTTTTATTGCGTTTGATGGCGTTGCACCCGTTGCAAAGTTGGAGCAACAGCGCTCTCGCCGATACAAGTCGCTTTACCAAAACAACGTTTCACGCTCTATTTTTCAGGCGATGACCCCCGACCCGTGGAATACTACTGCTATTACACCCGGCACTATATTTATGAAGCGGTTAAACGAGCGGATGTACTCGCTTTATAACAATCCGGCCAAATATAATGCTGCGAAGATTATTGTGTCTGGAAGCGACTCACCTGGAGAGGGCGAACACAAGCTATTCCAACATATTCGCGATCATGAAGCCGACCATAAGAACGACACGACGGTTATTTATGGCCTGGACGCGGACTTGATTATGTTGTCTATCAATCATTTGCCAATTTCCAACAGCATTTACCTATTTCGCGAAACCCCACATTTTATTCAGTCTATTAACTCCGAATTGGAACCCAACGAGTCGTATGTAATTGATATACCCGAGTTGGCAAAAATCATCACATTGGACATGAATAACGGCGAAGAGCTCACCACATTTCAGCAGCGAAACCGCATATACGACTACATTTTCCTGTGTTTTTTCCTTGGCAACGACTTTTTGCCTCACTTCCCGGCGGTAAATATACGAACCGGGGGTGTAGAGAAAATGCTACAGGCATATAAGGCGACGATTGGCGGCACCAACGAGAATTTAACAGACGGGAAAACGATTTACTGGAAAAATGTCAGAAAGCTCGTGCAATTTCTT